CTAAGAGTCTTCCATCATATCGGGCTCTCTCTATGGCCCAATCAGTACCTTTGTAGGTAGACGGAAGAATAGAAGCTTTATAGAGCATCTTTTCTTTTTCTTCTATGATGCTCTTAAGTCTCTCTCTAATAGTAGTAGAGGACTTAATAGTATTCTCTAAGGATTCTTTCTCCTTAGTATTATTAGTAATATGGGAAGTCCATATAATAGGTATATTGGTCATTTACCTTTAGGTTTCTTATTTTTATATCTATTAATCTCTTCTAAATTAGATTTTACTAAATTAGTCTTAAAGCAAGCATCAAAGAAAGACATAGATAAGGGAGGTAGGTTATAAGGTATTGCGAAGAAACTATTAAGTCCTAGAGGATTCCATGTATACTTAAATCCTTCAGGGGGCTGGGGAGGGAGTTTGCCCATTCATAGCACTCATTAGGTCAGGACCAGCTACATCATCAGGTGTAAGACCTGCTGGTGTAGTAGCCTGCATTAGAGTCTGTTCTTCTTGAGCCATAGCTAGACGTTGCATCTTAGCCTGTTCACCAGTACGCACATATGGGGTATGTATACGGAACTCTTCTAGATCGAGCAGCTCTTCAATGACCTTAGCCAATTTCTCACCAGACATATGGACCATGACCATTGGGTCTTGACCAATACCAGACTGGTACAGATTAACCAGGTTTTGTACAGCTTCAGCTTTCTCAGCGAAGTGTCTAGCAGCCATCGGCTTAAGACGACCAGCACCTGTAACATCATCTGCAGTCAGCGTCATAAACGACTGCATCTTGAATTCATCATTAAATACAGGGATGGACATAGGTCCTTGCATGTTACGCCTGAACATCTCTAGTTCAGCATTAAGCAAGAATTCATGGAATTCTGCATCCCATTGCCCTGTCTTATTCTGGAAGATACGAGAGCCTGCATTCTCCATACGCTGTACTTCGAAGGCAGTCTTCTCACCAGGTGTCCTGAAGCCCATAGCTTCTCTGGGGGCACCTGCCATCTCTTCCATCTGCATCATGTAGAACTGAGTCTGTCCATCGAACTGTAAGACTTGGAAGGGAGGAGCAAGGATCTCAACATCTCCTTCGTTGTCTGTTACAATGCGCTGTAGAGGACCAAGTTCGAAGTCGTTGACATAACCTTTGATCTTAAGCATTGGATAGCCTAAGAGATCTAAGACGTCTGCTTTAACGTTCTCAACATGATCAATGCGATATTGCATACCTACCAGATTGTCCAGCGGACCCATGGCCCACAGGTTATCTTGTCGTATACGCCATCCAGCATGGAAGATTGGAGGGTAACCGAAGTAAGAAGGATTAGGTTTCTTACCAATAAGCTTATGCCTATCTACAACCATGATTACATGGTTCTCTAAGAGTTCCTTCTTATCCCAGTCAAAAATATCACCGTAGAAAGTAAGTATTTCGACGTAGTCTCCTTCCAGGTATTCCCTGAAGGAATCGAATCCGTCTACCTTATAGAAGCCATCTTGAACATGTAAGTCTTCTGCAGACTGTCTAACAGTTTCACGCAGACCAACTAAATAGTTCCAGAGTTCTTGGTATTCTTCTCTGTTCTCGTCAGTAGACATAGACTCAAGCTTCTTCTTGAGTTCTCCTACTGTGATAATAGAACGAATTATTTTGGGAGATTCAATGAAGCTAGGAGCAGTAGGGTTGAAAACAATATCAAGGGGACTGATACGCCTAGGCATAGGCCCCACATAACCAGCTTGAATTTTGTCATCTCTCGTCTTCCTCTGATCGATCCATTCAACTAAGGCGAAGCAGTTGCCGTAATCGATGTAATCTAAGATACACTTGGCCATCTCCGACTTGTACTGTGGTTGGGAAATAACCCAGTTCATAGCAGTCAGAATAGCATCTCTCTTCTCGACAGAGTTGCTGTCATCGTCATCAGCTAACCACTCCAACCATTTACGTTTAGGGAACTCTACAGCCATATAATTGGCGAACAGATTATCCCTAATTTGTGTTAGTTTTGGTAGAGTGGTAGTATTCTTCCAAGGTAGTTTCTGATTGGTAGTTGTTCGAGTGTCTGTGGCAAAGATGTATTTCCTAAGCTCTTCCCATTGAGAGATCTTAGGCTGCCTCATCATATTCCAAGTCATCCACTTCTCAGCTATATAGCGAGCTAGTTGATCTTCTTGGAGTATGGGACTTTCAGTATTAAGTACCGTACCTACCATTAACCTATTCCACCGAATCTAGTGCTAGACATCTCGTCTAATTTATACCTGTTGTAATTGTGCATTCTATGATCTGTAGGAGGGATTGCTGAGATTAGAGCTGTAGTTAGTGTATCTTTAATGTCATCATGTGGAGGCTTAGCTAACATAAGTTCTTCTTCTAAGGTCTGACACCAACCTCCTAAGTAGTGCCACATCTGCCCGTTTAAGTATCTAGGACGTAAGACAGCATCCATCCGTTCTTCTTTAGCACCAATGTATTTATGAGGTTTGAATTCTTTTATGGTTAAACCTAAACCGTTGGGGCGTATGTAGTTGATCTTTAGATCATTAACTACTACTGCTTGTGCAGCAGTACATTCAGCTGTTAATTGCCAGAAGCCCCATTTCTGGTGCATCTTTAAGATGTGATCGTAGTACTCTTCGATCACACCAGATTTAAATCTATCTATATCTAATACATAGTAATTGTTGTAGCTATCGACCCCTACGACAACTATAGCCGTATAGTCTGAGGACTTCTTGGTCGTATAAGCGAAGTCTATAGCTGCAAAGACGTTTAATCTTTTATCTTTGTAATACCAAACCCCATTGAACAGCCTGAGAAATTCTTTAGAGTAGTACTGGAAGCAGTGACGCGGTATTCCTGCGTTCTCTCCCATGTTGGGGTTGTTATAGTACTGGGCATAGAACTGGGTTTCGTTACCCTGATAAAGTGCCCGTTTGTTTGCAAGGATCTCTGAATCAAATCCAAACTCCATACCATTAGGAGCTTTCTGACGGGGCCAGAGGAACTCTCCGTATCCGTCGCCTCTGTTCTCTACTTGTCTCTCGAAGACATCGTACAGAGGTTCTTCTTTAATTGTATTGCCTTTGTCATCACGAAGTTGAAGTACTTTCTTCTTCATGGACATGTATTCATCGTTAGGGTCGTAGTGAGTACCTACCCAGAACTGTTCTCCCTTAGCAGACTCAACTGATGCCAAGAAAGCACACTGTAGAGCTACTTTCCGTCTACCTTCTTCGGTGTATGCGTTGTCATATACAACCAAGTCATCGAAGATTAGTAGGTCAGGGTGGAAACCCGTGACTGCAGACCCGAGACCAACTGCATATATGGAAGGGTCACGGATGTAGAGTTCTTTACGTAAGGGGTGATCGACTGTGATTGCAGTCTCTGCCCATTTCTCACGCTTAGCTTCATCCTTGTTTATCATATTAGGCCAGAAGTGCCTGTAGATATCTGATGTTAAGATATCTTTGATAAACTTAAGTTGTTGTATCGCGAGGGTACTTGTTGAAGAGATATATAATATTTTGATCGCAGGATTTGTTGTCAAACGCCAAGCTGCGTACAAACCCGCTATTGCGCTCTTCTGGTGGTCGCGGGGTAAAAGGGATAATTTGCGCGGTTTTGCGTCCGGGCGTGTCATCCATTTGATCCACTCCGTATGAATAGATCCTAGTATTCGTAAGGGTTGTACAACTCTGATGAATACTTCGAAATCTGCTTCAGCCGCTAGCCTGGTCTGCTCGTGCTTGTCAACCATTAACCCTTACCGGGGATGTATAATCCAAATGTAAGTTTAGCTAAAATAAATGCGCCTACCGCTGCTATACCAGAGCCGTACCAAATCTTCTTCTCGATATTGCCTAGACGTTTCTCAATAGAACCGAATCTCTCGTGATCTCGGTGCTCATGATTCTCTAAGCCTTCAAGGATTTGGTCTACCTTGCCCTCCAGCCTACCTAGACTGCGTTGTATATCTGCAGAGGCGGCCATAGTATTACGAGAACTTGCCCACAGCGATTACAGAGACACCTGCACCTGTGGTAACGCTCCAAGCTCCATTTAAGGAGTAAGCACCTATTTCAATTACGTATGTACCTACACCACCACCTGGTGAATTAGGTAACACGGTAATCTCAGTACCAGAGCCATCTTGAATCTGTGTCTGAGCTGTAGCTGCAGTAGCAACCACACAGATCAGACGTTCAAGATAATCTCCTTTAGAACCGGCGGCCCCTAGGACTTGATCTGTCTGAGAGGCTGCAACGGTCTCGTATCTACCTTGCAAACCATTGTGTCCAACTTCTGTTAACATTAGTATGTATATCCTTTAAGTCCCTTGGACTTCTTCTTCGATTTCTTCTTGGGCATTATAAACCTCTGGTTTATTACCTACTCCGTAGGTGAATACTCTTTCGTAAGCTTCTTCACTAATTCTCTTGTCTTCTACTAGACGGTGAGCTTCTTGTTTAATCTTTTCATTTGAAGGTCTACCTACC